CGCTCAGCGTTGACCTGCGACTCCATGCGGTTCTTACCGCGCCCTTGTGTGATGGCGTACGCCAACTGGGACACGATCTCTTCCTTCATGTTGGTCACCTCGTCGATGGTGACAGGCAGGTTGTTCATCACACCAAAGCGGAAAATCTTGGCGTTGTAGGTGTCATCGTTTTGCAGCAGCAATTCAAAGGGCTGACCCCAGATGCTGTTGATGGCCATCTGCACCGTCGATTTACCCGTGCCAGATGTGGGACTCATCAAGTTGACGATACCGCCGCGCACAGGAGTGAACTTCAAAAGGGGCGCTGCAAATCCCAGCAGGAACGTGAAGCCTTGGGCTTCCATACCTTGATTGCCATAGAAGTTTGCAACAGTACGCCACTCGTCCAACGAACCTTTCTTTGTCAGCAACGCGCAGGTTTGCACGATGCCACGTGAGGGTGGGCTGTACTTGAGGCCTGTGGGGGTTATCTCACGGTCGCCCAAAATGAATGTGCCTTCGTCAGTCCAACCGAACTGAGTTCGCACTTGCTCAGCTTGTTCCATATTTTGTAATTCCTTTACCCAACGTGATACGTAGAACATGAGTTCGTCAAGGCCCTTATTCAAGGCCACGATACCCTGCTCAGCGATAGCATCACGGAAACGATCTTTAGACAGCACAGAGGTCAAGGCAATAGAGAACTCACGCACTCCATCCCTCGGCAGGTGCAAACGCATCCAAAGCACTTCACCCATCTCTGGGTCGAACATACGCTTGACCACATAGAAGTCGTTCTCGTAGATCAGCTTGTCATTGCCTTCCTCTTCCGTTTTGTTGGGGTCGCCACGGCGGTAGATGCCACCGTACTTGCCACGAAAGAATGGGAATGGGTAAGCAGGGATGTTGTACACCCGCACATCTTTTGAATTAGAGTCCACCGTTGTGATGGTGTTGTCTGCTTCAGTTGCTTCAATGATCTCTTTACCCAATACGATGGGCGAACCGAACTTACCTTTGTGCTTGCAGTCTTTGCAACCACCGGGGCGCAGGTCTTCAAAGGTTGTGCAAGTATATGGGCCTTTGGTTTCGCCCGCCTTCTTCTCGGTGTCGTAGCGGTTGTAGCTGTCGTGTTGGTTTGACATCTCGTGGATGGCAGTGTCACGATCTACGCAAAGGTGTGCAATGGAAAGGCCAGCACGCCATAAAGGTTCCGGCACCTGCTTCTGGTGCTCAACGATGTGGTTCAGTTGGCCACACCCTTCAACCTTCAGGGCAATAATCTTCTCAAAGCGATACGAGTTGTTCTGCCCCATGAGGGCTTTACTGGTCGCGTCAGACCCAGCGTTCTTGATGTAGTCAGGTACTTCAAAGGGCAATGCGTCAGCAGACTGGCTTGGCTCGGGCGCACCCAGTGCGGCGGCGAAATCAAACAGGTCAACCTTGCCATCACCACCCATGTACTCCACGGGAAGTGGGTTAGTGGGGTTCTTAAAGTTGTGTGTTGTTGGCACGCGAAGGATACGCGCCATGTCAGTTGTGCAAGCGGGATCAGCAAATAAGTTGCGTTCAGTGCAAACATTTTTCAAACGCTTGGCTACAGGTAGCCATGTGTTCTTGTCGATACTCTCAGGCAGTACCCAGTACGCATGCACTCCGTTACCAGAGTTGATGCAGATGGGCTGAGGCAGGTTCAGGTCAGCGCAGAATTGTCCTAGTGCCGCCATTGCCAGATCACGTGATGCGTAATCTTTGGTGGGGCCACAGTCTAAGTCGAGCCAAAATGCTTTGGCTTTAAATGCGTTGGCGGCAAGCCTACGGGGTGGAACAATCTCTGGGTCAAACGAAAACATCGCATAGTACGTGTCTGCGTTAGCGTCATAGATGTCTTGGATTTCCGTGATGAGAGAAGGAATGTCAGATGCAAAACGTGTACGTAACTTTTCCTGCTTGATACCGACCGCGCAGTAGTTGCCAGCATCCGGCAGAACTGCATTTAAGAATTCGGTCAATGTCATAGGGGTACTTCAGTTTAGTGACGGTCAATGTATGTGAGGATTTTCTTTGCTGTCTCAGGTCGCGGCGAATACTCGCCAGTGAACCATGCGTACACAGTAATTTTGGTCACCCCTGCAATCTCGGCAACCTTCTTCACCGGTATGTTTTTCTTGATGCACGCTCGGCCAATCTTCACGCCAAGCAACTTGCCATCAGCTTGTTTGTTCTTTAGCACAGTGGCTAATGTGTAACCAATCATCGCTGTCTTTCGTTAGGTGGGGGTACTAGCCGCTCGTCCGCAAGCATGTTGCACGACGTTCCCCCCGATTCAATTACTCGTCGCTGTCATCAGCCCATGCGTCAAGCACAGAGGCTACGTCTTTGGATTCCGTTTTCTTCACGGCACGTTTGACAGGTTCGTCAACAGCTTCTACTTTGGCAGCAGGCTTAGCGGCAGGGGCAGCTTCGGGTTCCATGAATGGAGAAGCCTTCGGTGCATTGCCATCAACTTGCTGAACAGTCTGGGTTACAGCGTTCAGTGCATCTGCCGATTCACCTTGAGCTTTGCTCTCAGCCAACTCTTCCACAGACAAGGGGCGCACGGCGCGGAATGTCAGCTTGGGTGTTGCACTGGATGTATCGAAACGCATCTCGGTCACAACGGCTGTCACGGGGATACCATGGCCACCCAAGAACTTGGCGTACTGTTGCAGAGGCATCTTGCCGTTATCACCTGTGCCGAAGATCGACTGGCCGGGCAATGACAACTGATACACGTCACCTGACAGATTGTTTTCCAAAGCCACAGCAACACGTTGGCTGAAGCGGCAAGCACGGCTGTCACCTTGACCAGAACCCTTGATGTTCTGTTGGCAGTTCTGGCAGTTGGTGCTCTGTGGGTTCTTCACACCTTTGTCTGGTGCAACGCCATCATTGGATGAGCAATCGGGGGCAGCGTTCTGACCCTCAACGTAAGTGCCAGCATAGTAGCTGCGGGATGTTTTCTCAGCAGAGCGCACGATCACCACGTTCATGGCGCGGTCGTCATTCTGAGCAACTTCCTTGCCGCCAACAACCATGCGGAATACACCACCTTTAATGGAGATGCGCTTGCCGTTACCGCCACCGCCCATCAAGGCTTTGGTTGTTGCGTCCAACTCAAGGTTACGCAAGTGGGCTGGGAGGGTGTTACCACCTTGGGAGAAGAGAGCGATGTCAGACATTTGTAGATTCCTTTTTGATGAAAGTTTGAATGATTTCTAAGTCAATGTTAAAAAATTTGGCAAGGTCACTAGCGAAGAATCGATAGTTCTTACCAACGCGGATAAAGGGGATACGCTTCTCAAGGTTTGGTTCCCTGATGAGCGCGTGAACAGTTGACGGTGCGACTTGCAAAAGCTTCGCCACCTGCGCCAACGTAAGGGCAGTTTCCAATTTAGCTTCTCCTGACGGTTACAGTATATTTATGATCCACGTTCAATCCTGTCGGCAAGAGATCAGGATTTTCCCGTAGGAACTCTTTCATATTCAACTGCGATATGCGGCGTTCAACTAAGTCAAGCGCATCATGGTCACGGATGAATTTGTGCATTGCAGCCCAGTCGCCTGTCCAGTAGCGTGTTTGCACTGTACGAATCGCTGTGCCGTGGGCCGTCTTGATACTCTCGGCTCCGGTTGCTTTGCAAGTCTCAAGCAAGTTTGATTCAACCAAACTCATTTGCTCTTTGATTGCATTGTCTTCTTCCTCGTACTTCGCTTTGAGTGCGGCACGGGCATCGCGCATCTTAATGTATGCGCGTACAAGTTTGTCTGCTGTAATATCCATTTGCTTTCCGTTTCGTTTTTTGGTTAATGATACACCCCATCTTTACTTTGTCAAGTACCTCCATAAATTTATTTGTTAATGTTGAATTCATCTTTATAAAGTTCCATCAAATTGAATTGCGCTAACTCTTTAGTTTCCAAAGCCTTGTACAACTTGGCCTCTACTGGACTTCCTTGGAGCTTGACAACCAAACATTTATTCTTCTGACCTGCGCGGTGGATACGTGCGTTGGCCTGCGCGTATGTTTCGTACGATGTGATCGGTGCCCACCACACAATCGTGTTGGCCGCGTGCAAGGTGACACCGTGTGATGCAGCTTGGGGCTGTATGACAAGCACCTGCGGGTCTTTCTCATCTTGGAACTTACGGAAGATTTCAGTGCGCCTGCCTGCGGGTACACCACCGTGTATCACGTCAACCGTGTAGCCATCCCTGCGCAACTCCTCGTACAGAATCTCAATGGCATGGCGGTATGGCGCGAACACCAACACCTTATGGCTGGATTCGTCAATGACTTCTTTGAGCACTGCTGTGCGACTGCTTGCGTCGAACGACACGATCTCGCCACTATCGGAATACACCGCGCCACAGGAAATCTGTAAGAGTTTGTTCAGCTTGGCGGCGGCGTTGATCGCAGTGACTTCCTCCCCTGCCGCTTGCATGGCCATCACCTTGCGAAGCTTCTCGTAGTAGCGCACCTGCTGTGCCGTCATGGGAACCTCACGCTCTGCATACAACAGGTCTGGCAGGTCAAGGCATTGCTCTTTGGTGAACCTGATGGCAGGTTGAAGCAGTGTGCTTACCGTCTGCTCTGCGTCCCGTTTGGGTGCCCACTTGAACTGGGTGATCTTGTTCATTACCTGATCGCGGTACATGGTGAAGCTTCGAGGCGTAGCGGCAGGGTTAACTAGCTTGGCTAGGCCATAGGCATCAAGGGGTGACTGCGATGCGGGCGTACCCGTCAACATCCACAACCACATGTTTGGTTTAAGTATCTTGTTCAGCGTACGCCAACGGGTGGTGGTTGCAGTTTTATATGCGTTGGCTTCGTCAATCACGATCATGTCAAAGCCTGCCTTGATGATGTCGTCCTCCACAATGGGCACGCCGTCATAGTTGATAATGACAAACTCTGCATCAGAATTAATTACTTGCTGCCGCTTTTCTTTGCTGCCATAGGCGATGCCAACCTTGCGGTGCATGGCTCCCTTGAAGATGTCGTTCTGCCACGCTGACTGCATGATTGACAGGGGGCAGATAATCAGCACACGTTTGATGTGCTTGGTGTTCATCAAGTAGTCGCATGCCCACGTGATCGACAGCGTCTTTCTAGTGCCCGGCTCCGAGAAGCAGAAGGATTG